CTTTGTCGAGTCCCCCACCGGGCAAAGTCCATCTTCCATTATCGTTTCTTTTGCCCATAAGAATTTTTCCATCATTCACTACTGCTACTGATGAAACTTCTTTCACATTCGATTTAATAATTACGATATCGAAACTCATCTTAAAACCTCATCAATATCTCTGATGATATCTTCAATCATCTCTTCGTACTTTGAGTTCCAATATTCAAGCATCTCTTTTTGTGCTTCGTAGTATGGCTCTCTAGGCTCTCCTGCTACCGACTCGTTCGTCTTACGAATTGAGACCTCAAACTTACTTCCTGCTAGTGCTTTGATAAGTTGAGGTCTCTTTTCATCTAATTCTTCTTGAGTCGATTCAATCTTTATTTTCAAAGTTCTAATTCCTTCAATAAACTTTTAGCGACCTTTTGTTTTTCTTCCATTTTACCTTGAGCTTGTTCTTGTTGATTCAATTTGTCTAACTCCGCTTGAAGCTCATCAATAGACATATTTTCATAATCTGGTTCTGGTTCTTGGCCATCTTCTGGAGCTGGCACTTCGCCTTGAGGTGCTCCCTCTTGGCCTGGCATTCCTTGGCCTGGCATTGGCTGTCCATCTGGCCCCATCATTCCTTGCTCTGCTTGTTGTTGCTGTGCAAGTTGTCCAGTAACGAATTGAATTAAACTTGGGTCTAAAACTAAGTCGCCCGGATTCTTGATCTTCTCAATATCTGGTAATGGCTCTAAATCTTGTTCAGCTCTAATTTCATTGATTGTCTTGAATGTCTTTACTTGTTGAACCTGTTTATCTAGTTCGTCTTTGTCTGAACCAACATTTAATCCAACGAATCTGAATTCAAAATTTGGGTCTATTCTGTAAACGATATAGTCATTGATTAAGTGCTGTAAAAATACAAGTAATGGCTTCAATCCTTTATCTTGAGAAAAACGAACTCTCTCTTGTTGATTAGAGTTTCCTAATCCTGATGAAGAACCTGTTTGGCCTGAACCTGATTTTGAGATATCGAATCCGATCTCTAGTGGGTCTATTTGAAAGACACCACACATGGTCTTGATACAATACTCTAACCACTTACCAAACTCCATCTCTCTGTTGTTCGCATGAAGTGATTGCCAATTTAATTTTGATTCCTTTCCCATTGCAATGATAGGCGTTCTCCAAGCATTGTTAACACCTGATGCCTGAGCGTACCACTGTCTTCTGAATGCCTCTAGTTGATCTGGAGGGACTGAACCTTCAAACGCTAGAACACCTTTAATTGAAGAACCTTGCGAAAAGAATTTTCTATTGTATGTTTCAGCGTTCATGTGAGATGTGATTGTTGTAACAAGCATCTCGATCTCTGAGTAACCGTACCCGTAAGCTAGGATGTCTGTTCTAGGATTTCGAACACCAAATGCCATCTCCCATTCATCGTACTGATGTCTAATAACACCATTGATAACTTGTACGAATTTTGGATGACTTGGTTCAAACTCTTTAAACACCTTCCCACTAATTTGTTGTGCGGCTGGATTGTGCATTCCAATCCCACCTTTATTGCCGACAAATCCTGATTGCTCTACCTGCTCTTTCATGTCTGGAATTCTTCTGATAGTCGAAGCGTCTACTGCATGAAAACAATATGGTATTCCATTCACTCTTGGAGTTACTTCAAAATTAACCTGATCGAATGTAAGTGAATCTCTTGTGATTTTTCTTACGAATGTTTCAAAGTTATCTCTTCTGTTTCTTTCTGGAGTGTCCTCAAAGTTCTCTGGAACTCCACAATTCATAAGAAAAGATTCAATCTCTTTCATTTTCTTTTTATCTGCATTGCTTGGTTCTTTTTCTTGGTCTCTCATTACTATTTTGAAACCTGAATTAAACTTGTCTGCTTGAGGTACACAAAAAGATGCAACCTGATTCAATCGAGTCTGAATGATTGAAGCAACGATAGGGTCTGCATAAGTAATCTGTCTACATTTCTGATAGTCTAATAAAGAATATTTTTCTTTATAACCAAAGTTAGTAGAGTTGTAAGCCCACGGGTCAACCAAACTTGATTTTGGTTCGTAGGCTTGCTTCTCTGGAGTCAATATTCCTGCTTTCATCAAGTCATCTCGTAAGGGCATTATTTCATCCCTTACGAATTCAACTGACTTACCTAAAGCTTCTCTTATAAATCCCATATCAACCTCTTAAGAAATTTCTGCGACTCTTGACTCTCCACCGCCAATTTCGGCGATCATTCCAGTGCCATCATCTTCCACAAGTGAGCCCTTCATCATTTCGATTAGTGCTGCGTCTGTTTCACTTGTTGCCTTGATAACCTGTCCCCCTAGAGTCATTTCAGTCTTATTAAAACTGTTTACTACTGCTGGCTTAGAATTATCGTCTACAAGTTGTCCTTTTTCAAATGCTTCTTTTACTTGAACATCCATTGGAGTGTTTAATTGTTTCGACCAATCCTTATCAATGTTTCCATAAGGGGTAGCTTCCTGCATATACGCTGTCTCTCCCTTCTCAACATAATCTTTTAAAGCTCTATTGTATGAATTAGCGTTATACATTGCATTAGCTGTTTGAACTGGGTCTGAATTTTCTTGAAGTAACATTGTAGCGTTATCAGCTAGTGGATTTCCTGTTTTAGAACCAAAGTCAAAAACCATTCCACCTGGCCCAACTGACTTTAAAAATGGCACTACTTTAGCTTCTGACTTATACGCCACTTCTTTTTTCTTTTCAGCTACGCCTTCCGAATTTTCGTGAAGGTTTTTCATCTTTTCAATTTCTTTTTTTGAAATGCCTTTTGGTGCATCGCCTTTAATAAGACTATCAAGAACATCCATTGCATCTGAAAAAGATTTTTTACAAGCTTTCATTGCATCTAATTCTTTCTTCTGTTCCTTTGCTTCTTTTTTGTCGTCTTTGTGTGAAGGAGATTCAAGTACATTTATCAACTTTTTGTGTTCTTCTTTGAACTCTTTTTTTGGCATCTTTACTTCTTCTGCACCAAATGATTTTGGTAAATTAGGTTTAATTTCTTTAATCTCTTTGTGCACTTTTTCGTGATACTCCTTAGAAGTTTTACCCGGATTCTTGAATCTTGCAACACTTGTACCACTATCTTTCGTGTCACTTACTGGCTTATGAACTCCTTTTTCGTGAGAACTTCTTTCGTGAGATAGTCCGTCCCCGTAAGAGTTTGGAGATTTGCTTTGAGCACGAGTCTCACGCTTATACTCTCTCATTGTAGGAAAGTGACTAGAATTTGTTGTATGTCCTTTAACACCACTTCCAACTCCACCTTTAACAATATCAGATAAAGCATCCAATACCGACATAGATTTCATCACGATCTTAACTGGCTTCTCATCTTCGAACTCAGATTGAATTACTTCGCCTTCTGTTAAAAGCTTCTCAACTTGCTTATCGTTGTCTGAATGAAATTCTTCACCATGAGTATTTTTTAAGTGTTCGTTAACAACTTTCGCCTTCTTTTTGTCTTCGCTGTCTGACATCTCTTCATCAGTCATTGGACGAATTGAAATTCCACCCTTTGCTAGTTGTTGCTCAAGGATATCTCTTGGAGATAACCCTGCACCTTTTCTAATGATGTTCGTATGAACGATCTCGTTGTCTGTTTCAGATTTCGCCGTATGCTCTTCGATTAGAGGCTTCGTTCCTACTGTGATTCCCATTTTTTTAAAAATGTCCATATTACTCTCCTTATATTTCTCTATTTGTTCCACGCTCACCAGCGTGAGTACCATGCTTTTCATCATAGGCTCTTCTTTTGTCATCATCTTTTTTAACTTTGGCCAATATCTTTTTCTTAGCCTCTGATGCTTTTTGATGAGCCTCTACCATCTTCTCATGCACTTCAATCTTTTTATTCCATTCAGCGTGTTGTTCGTCTGTTAGATTAAAGTCGTGATACTCAGCATCGTAATCCCTTTCTTCCATTACATATTCTTGATTTCTAAAATGCTTTTCAGCAGCCTCATCATGCTCTTCTGGAGTGAAGTGATGAAACTTCTGTTTAAAGTCTGGGCTATTATGTCCACCCTTGTGTTGATAGATAGGCTTTCCACTCTTTGTATGACCAATTACAACTCCACCACGAGAGCCTTCGCCCGTCTTTCCACTCTTTTCAATTTTATCAATCATATCGTATAGAGATTTTTTCATGTCATCAAATTTCATTACCATCCTTCCTTTCTATACTCTGAGAATACTCGTAAGAACTCTTCTTTTGAATCCGAGTAACCCATTGGCATTTCGCCTTTATGTTTTGGAGAGTTTTTCTTAACAAAACTATTTGCCTTATCGAAAGAATCAAACTCTTTTATCTCCATATTCTCCTTTTGAGGTGAACGAATGACAACAAAATGTTTAACCTTTCCTTTATTCTTCTTTTCGAACTCTTTATATTTCTTTTGAGATTGTTTTTCTTCCTGAGAGAAGCTTGAGAAGTCTTCCTTTGCAAGTTTATCTATCTCATGCCAAGGAAATTCTATTCCATTAGTTTTTAATATCTCTGGTTCAACTGGACGATTTTTAGGATTGTCTTCTGCACCCTGATCTAATGAATATAAATAGTCTGAAAGCTTGTTTAAATAATTTGCCACTTCTCTATTTCTAGGTCTTCCATCGTCTGATTTACCGAACTCATCAGCTAGTTCTGGGCTTGGTTTGTAAATCGTATCGTGAGTAAATCCTGAATAGATTTGTTGTCTGTGAGTTTTGATTTGTAGCTCTGCTATCTTTCCTGTCTCGGTCTTAAATAGAACATGGATAGCTCTATAACCATCAGGTCTTCCTTTCGCTGTCGCATCTTCAACCTCAACTATCTCGTATGTGTCTTGAATGTGTTTTAGAACATTTTGTTGACCATCAATTGAACTCGATAGAGCTCTAGCTCCAATAACATCTGTGGCCGTATTCAGTGATCGTTCTTTCAAACGCCCCTGCATCTTATTGTAAAGAGAGAGTTTGTCTTTCAGCCTGTTACCAAAATGGTTTGCCCCAACTGCTTTCAGGTTTGCACCCAAAGTCTGCATCTCAACATAGTCTGGCTTGAACTTTTCAATAAAGCTGTCGACTTCCTCAATTTTTAATTCTTTGCCCGGTTTGATAAATGCTTGGTTTTCTGGAGGTGGAGGGCCCATATTATTATCTGGCTTCCCCTCATCTGCCTTTGTCCCTTGGAACTTTTTGTCTGCTGAACTTGCTGCAACTTTCTGCTGCTTACCGGGTTCTTTCCCAGCAACTTTCCCAGCGTCTGTTGTCTCATTTTTTGAGCCTTTTGGACTCTTGCCATCTTCCTTAGAGAAAAGGTCTTTCATTCCAGTATCAAACTTCTTTCTCTTACCCTCTTCTTCAAGCTTTGAAGACAAAATTTCCTCTATTTTCGACATCTTATCTGAGGCTTTACCCTCTGACATCTCTTTAGTCCCTGTCTTTTTAGGATTAACCTTTGGAACCCACTTACCTTCTGCAACCTTCTGGTACTCTTGTCCACTCCAAGTATGAACTGTCCCTATTGGAAGTCCACCCTTCGAAAGGTCGTAGTCGTTCAGTGATAAGTGTAGGTTTTCATTACTGATAGCGTTAACTTCTTTAGGCTTAGAACCCTCTTTACCATCATTAAGCTTCGAAAAGTCTAGGTTTAGAGCAAACTTTATCTTCTTTCCTTTATCTGTTGTGATTTCAGTATAGTAGTCATCCATGCTTTCAGCATCAGGATTTTGTCCTTCGCCTGTATGGAATTTGCCATCGTTCTCACCTGTTGTGAAATGAAGCTCGTGCTTTCCTGCATCTGAGTAAAGTATTGAGTCTTGGTTATACTTTTTACCTAACTCCTTAATATGGTCTTTGTCTGCTTCGTGTACCATTACCAAATAAGAATCCTCTGTCCCACCATAGTGACCTGTAACCTTTGAGTAGGCGTATCCACCTTCTTTCAAGTCTTTTTTGAGGCTTTCATATCTCTTTTCAATAGCTTTTTGGTCTAGCTTTTTATCTTCTTCAATCGCTGGATTAGTCCCTGCCGATATCAGAGCGAATCTACCTGATTCGAGTAATGCTTTTATCTCTTTTTCTCCAAGGTCTACCTGTCTACCCTGTCCCTTTCCAAGCTTTTTGATTTTCTCTTGAAGCTCTGGAGTGATTGCATCCTGTTTCTGTACTGAAACTCTGCTTACTTTGGCCGAAGGTAGTTTCTTTTTGATCTCTTCCTGCACCTTGTTTCTTACCTCATCGAGAGACTGGCCATGAACATTAGTGAACTCGTGTGTGAGTTTCTTGCCGTTGATCGTTAAGTCAACTGATACCTTGTGAGGTTTGCTTGAAAATGCCTTCTCGCCAATCTTAGTCAGCATTTGTTTGTGTGGATTTTCTTGAGAAGTTTTGTGTGCAAATTCATTAAGTTTATGGCCAATTTCTTTTGGTATATTGTCCCCATGAATGAACTTTAAAGCTTCTTGAACATGGTTCATTGCTGTATTTTTAACATCGTGCTTTGTTTCTTCGTCTTTAATTTTTTGATCTAATATTTTTTTGATCTTATCTGACTGAGATGCGTGTTGCTCTAATGCCGATGAAGCGAATTGTTTGCCTTTAGGGTCTTGTCCTAGAAGACGCTCTCGTGTCTTCATCGTTTCATTTCCACCCTCATAGCTGTTTGAGGCCACTGGAGCCCACTCTCCGTCTGCTATTTTCTTGTATCTTTGGCCATCTTTATATGTGTGAATAGTTCCAATTGGAACTGCCCCTGCCTTAACCAAATCATTTTCAAGTGATCTTCTAAGGTCTTTGAAACGATTGAAAGTCTCTCCAATCTCAACCTTTCTTCCGTAGAACTGTTTCACAGTCAAGTATTGATCTACTTCTGGATTTTTACCTTGGTCATACCAATAGTCTGCATCGTGAGGCATGAAAGCCCCGTCTTCGTAGGAATACTTGTATGGATTGTAGAATTCAGAGTCATAGCTCATCTCTACTGGACTGTATGGGTCGTGAGATAAAGATTTTCTTAGGTTTTGTTTTTCAACCTTAGCTTTAATTAAATCTCGTTCTTCTAACTGTTCACCTTTTTGAATTGTAGCATCTAAAATTGACGCTAAATCGTTAAGGTTCAATCTCTTCATACTCATTGTCAAACACCTCTTTCAAGCAAACGATCTTGCCGTCCTCGAATCCTAGCATTTTGTCACAAGAATCGCATCTAAACTCTTTCGACTTATCGGAAACTAGAGATTGATTATTGCATTCTGGGCAATTTACTTCTATCAAGTTAAATTTAATATTTAGTTGTCTATATTGATCGTATAATGATTTTTTGATTCTAAAAAGGACTTGTGAAGCTCTTGATTCAGAGAAGTGAAATTTTTCACTAATCTCTTTGATTGAATAGCCTTCAATCCTGCATTGTATTATCTCAAAGTCTCTTGGTAGTAATGATGATCTCGATAGGATTATTTCAACATCTAATTGAGAATCTAAAAATTCTACAACCTGATTTTCGTCTGAGATTAGTTCGTAGTCGTAGTCTTCAATTTTTCTAGCTCTTGGATTTTTTGCTCGCTCATCTCCAATCATCTTTCGTACTTCATCTAATACTGCACCTTTGATTCTATACTCTGCAAAGGTTTTAAACTTTACATTCCTGTCTGGGTCAAAACGATTACGGGCCTGAGAGTAGCCCAACATTCCTGCTGAAATGAGAGATTCAATGTCTAGTTTTGTTAAGTTTTTCTCTTTGAGTGTTCTAAGCACTACAATTTTAATCCACTTAACAATGGCCTTCTGCTCATTGCTTGTCATCCTTAACCCTTATCAACGCTAGTTGATCGGTCTTATATCTTTTGCTTGCGGTTTTTTACTGTCCCCACGCTCTGCATAGAACGGTTCAAACTCAACTTCCTGTCCTTCTTCCAATAGTCTAAACTCTCCTGATGGAGCTTCGATTTTTGAAAAGTGAGCAAAATAGTCAACGCCGTCCTCGCCCTTGATAAAGCCGAATCCTTTCTTAACATCGAACCAAATAGTTTTTCCCTTAATCCTACTCATCTTAATCCTTAAAATATCCTGTTCTTAAATTTGAAACGATATTCTGTTTATTGTCTATATTTTTTTTAGCTCATCAACAAAGCCCGACACAACCTCTTCGTCATCATCGTCTGTTTGAATCAGAGCGTTCTGAAACTTTTCGAGATGATCGAATATCGTATTAAAATTTTCAATTATTATAAAATCTGAAAGCGTGTAGATGATCTCTCTAGTCTCCGAGGAAGAGAGTCGTCTTTTGGTCTCCTCTGAAAGAGTCCTGTCTAGGTGATCGAAAATTTCTTCAACAAGCTCATCTTTACGAGTTTTTGCCTTCATAATCCTTAGTCGGATTATGTGTTATACTCTGAGTTAATTTTTCTATCATTCTTCCTAGCTTCTCAACCATATAGTCGTTACCTTCCATCATGAAGACTTGTTGCTCTCTAAGAAGGCGAGATAGCTCCTTGTTTCGTTCGGTCATCTCTTTTGTTGTCGTTTCCTCTTTCAGGTCGAAGTTCAGGGATAGCATTTTCAAATTCCTTTTTTAAAATGAGCCATACTTGGCTCACCCTTGTCGGCTCAAGTCGTACGGCTTCCCTAGCCGAGGCATTGAGCTCTGGAATCTGAATGTCCATCCAAGTTTTAAGAAACTGCGAATCATTGCATTTAATTCTATGGTGGCCTTTTAGGGCCAAAAGATTTCGTTCTAAAATCTGTTCTTCATCGTATCTATGAACATGGATATCTTCTGGAAGGTCGAATCCAATTCTTGCTTGCTTACCTTTAATTAGAGATAGAAAAACTCTCATCTCTCTTCCATCTGGTAACACCACTGTAATGGTCTCTTTTTCTCTTCTTGTTAGTATTAGCATTTCAACCTCCTATGCAAAACTATACTTGAATGAACCTGAATTCATACACTCCATTGCTATCCATAAACTCATAACACAGTCATCGTGAGCTCCTAGCCCTTGAAGCTTGCCCTCAACATACGAGAACGCTCTAAGCTCGTTTAAAAGAACATCTGTCTTTTCTCTACACGCCTCTGTCTTCCTTGGAATAACGAATCGTCCACTCTCCATGACAACTTGAAGCTGTAGAACACCTCTTGAGGCATCATTTTTAGCATGAGCTGTTGTTGTGAATCCTTCCACTGGAAGGTCTGTATTTTGAACTAACTCGTCAACGAATACTCGTTGAAAGCCGTTATTCTCTACGAATATTTTTAGTGGTCTAAACGAATGAGCTATGTCTTGAACTGTCCTCAACTGCTCTTTCATTGATTTTCCTCTAAACCGAGTAATGTCTAGGAGAATTCTAAGGCCATCATCTCGTCTTCTACCTATTGTGGTTACAACTGTATAGTCGGCACCAACTGTAGATGAAATGGCCAAATCCACTCCCATATAAACATCAAGTTCTTTGTACTCTTGAGCTGTAATGTATGGTTTCATTTCAAGATTAGGCTCTAAGCATTTTTCAATAATATAATCAGGAAATAAGCTGGCCCCATCACTAACTGCATTACATAGGTACTCTCGTGAGAATCTAGTTGAACCAACCTCGTCTTTACGCTTTAAAAGCATCTCTTTCGTATAACGAGTTGGCCATAATGCTTCGCCTCGTTGATTGAACGCTGGGAATGTATGGAATGTATAGGCTTTATTTGCTTTTAGTCTTGAATATAAATCTTCTTGGTGGAACGGAGTACCAACCACAAGTAGCTGTCCACAAGGAACAAGCATGGGAGTTACCGCCGAATAAAAGTAATCAATCTGTTTTTGTCTTGTGAGCTCTGAATAAATAGACTCATCGTTCAAACAGTCGTCTGCTACAATCCAAACGGGGTGAGCACCTCTGACTGAAACTCCCCAACCTCTCGCTCTTATGATTGCACCATTGGAAAGTTTGATCTCTGTTTTCGACCAAACATCCTTCTTCTCTGGAATTAAATGCCATAGTTTAGGATTATCCTCGATCTCTCGCTTAACAAGGTCTAGGAGTTTAATAGACTGATCTTGAGTATTAGAGAAAATATATCCAATTGACACTCTTGGAATCGACTTAAATTCGGCTGCATCTTTTAGTCTTGTTGGAATCCAATTGTAATATGCTCGCCATATTGGATAAGCAAACGAGAAGAAAAATGATTTCCCATGATCTCGTGGAGCTTGTATTGCTAATTTTTCGTCTGTAGTGACAAGTTGTGACCATTTTTTGTGAACATCGGCCACTTCCATGTTAAGAATATCCTCGGCAAAGAACGCCAAATCGTTTTTTCTTAACCATTCAATCCATTCTGGAGAGTATTTTTTCTTAAGACTCTCTCCTAATCTTTTTGCATCCATGCCTTCAACCTAATAATTGCGATATCGCAATTATGATAAAAGGGGGCCGAAGCCCCCGTCAAACATTATTTAGCGTAAGTAAAGAAGAAAGTGTCACCTGCTACTGGAGCTTCAACACCGTCACCGATTAAAGTTGTGCTGTTTTTGAAAGTGATTCTTGTCTTTCCTGAAACAACTGAAACTAAGTAATCGTAGTCTTCGTGCATTCCAAGTCTTCCTACGAAAGCTACAACCGACTTTGGTAAAGCTTCGAAAGCTAGGTCAACATAACCATTAGTAATGTCACCTGCTACAAGTACGATTGTTTCTTTTTCAAAAGCTTGATTTACTGCTGCTACAGCCGAATCAACATAAGCCTTAGTCGCTGCATCCTGAGCACTCACTGGGTCTACCAAGTTTACAATTTTGTGAGTTCCTAAATCCAAATCTCCTGTCATTGCAACTGAGCCATCCTTTTTCAAGTATGGAGTAAAATCAATTGTAGACGAGATGTTATCCAATTGAGTTTGGATAGATGAAGTCACACCTGATAAGTAACCTAGCTCTGTATTAGTTACAGAAGATGCTTCTAAAAATCCTGAAACAGCGTTTGTTTGAACTGCCATACCTGCTGTTGAAGCTTGCAGTTTAGAAA